TTATTAATGCTTCTCCATTTTTCTATGGTGCTGCTTTGGTTTCTTATCGTCCTATGTTAATTTTGATCCAGCACCTATTAGGGTTTCTGGAGCAGCTCAATCATGGGACTATATGCTGAAATCTCAGCGCCCACATGTTTGGTTATATCCTCAGAACAATCAAGGTGCTACTATGACTTTACCCTTTCTGTGGCATAAAGAATGGTTAGATTTAACATCCAATCAAGATTTATTGAACATGGGACGTATACAAGTAGAAAGTGTTGTCGCACTCCTTAATGCTAATGGTGTTACAACAGCAAGTGTTAATATTTCATGTTATGCATGGTGTGAGAATGTAGAAATTTCAGGTCCTACAGTTGGTCTCGCATTGCAAGCTAAGAAAGATGAATATGGAGATGGAGTAATTTCAGCTCCAGCAAGCGCTATTGCACGCGCTGCTGGTGAATTATCTGCTATTCCATTAATTGCGCCTTTTGCGACAGCTACACAGGTTGGTGCATCTGCAGTTAGTAAAATAGCTAGATTGTCTGGTTTTACCAATCCACCTAATCTGAGTACTGTTAATCTTGTTACACCATCACCATTCCCTCATTGCGCTACCACTGATATTTCAACTGGTATAGAAAAACTTTCTGTAGATCCCAAAAATGAGTTAACAATAGATTCTAGAATCTCTGGTTGTGATTTAAAAGATGAACTCAATATTCAAAGTATTGTTTCCAGAGAGTCGTATGTGGGATATTTTCGTTGGACAAGTGCCGATATACCTGAATCTCTGATTTTCAATGTTGCTGTTACGCCAAAAGTGTTAGAAACTGAAAATGTTGGTTCAAGTCGACATATTTATGGAACACCTATGTGGTTAGTCTCCAGAATGTTTTCCTTCTGGAGAGGCGATATAATTTATAGATTTAAGATCATAGCATCACAGTATCATCGAGGACGTTTGCGTATATCTTGGGATCCTGATGGCGCTATTTCAACCACTACAGAATCTACAACTGAGGTTTTCACCAAAATTATTGATATTGCGGAGGTCAATGACTTTACTGTTAGGATACCATATATGCAAGATACAGCTTATTTACAGACTGGTACTGCTACTGATCCTCGTCAATCTTATCGTTTAGCAACAACTATTTCAGGTTCTAATCCTACTCCATTAACTAAGATACCAGGCTTTGAAAACGGTGTTTTAACAGTTCGTGTTCTTAACGAACAAACATCGCCTGTCGATTCGGCTGATATTTGGGTTATGGTGTCTTGTTATGCAGCTGATAATATGGAATTTGCCCAGTATTCAGAACCCGATCCTGATTATCGAATTTCACCATATGTTATACAAGCAGATGTTTATTCATACGAAGAAAATGATACCATAGATACTAATATTGCTGTGAAACCACTACCTGATTCAAAGCACATTAATCTTATTTATCAAGGAGAGCATATCTCCTCTCTTAGACAGGTATTACGGCGATTCACGTATGGAGCAACCTTACCATTAGCTACAATGACTGGAACTGATCAATATGCAATGACTATAAATCAGATTCCAAGAAGACCAATGTTTCCAGGTTATGATACCAATGGATATAATGTGGCGGACTCTCTTGTAACTCCTGGCACTGCTAGATGGTACAATTGGGTTAGATTTCATCCGATTTCATTTATTGGACAATGCTTCGTTGGAGAGCGAGGAAGTATTAATATGAGATTCAATCTTAATAATCCAACTTACTGTAATAGTTTCTATGTTGAAAAAGGAGATACCACCGATGATATAACAATTTACAATCTCTCAAGAGGCAATTATCGTACTGGATCAAGTGTAACAGCGGCTTTGGGAGTAAATAATCTTACTCGCAATTGTGCAGCTTTTCGTTTAAATTCTCCTGGAGGTTTATCATTGACTAACACTAGAACTAACACTGGTTTATCTGTTAATGTTCCAATGTATAATATTTATAAATTCTTATCCACTGCATCATCCTTTAGAAGTCAGGGTTCACCTATTGATCTCTCTAGATTTGATTACGTCAGAGTTTGCGCTGAGTTTCAGCCAATTCAAAAGGTTGTAATGGAAGGATCAAATATTAACTCGGGTAATAAGATTGATGTTTATTATGGTATAGGTCCTGATTATTCATTATTATTCTTTTTGAATGTACCATCGCTGGTTAGGTACATATCAACACCGTCCTCATCTGAGGGCACACCAGCATAATAGCTGTGGGGCGGCCACAGCTTCCTGTAATGATCACTTTTATCATTTATATGAACAGAGTAATATACGTATGTTTCCTGATGCAAGCATATGTACAAAGATCGATAAAGTGAAGGGATTTACAGGTTGTAGCGATGTACAAGTCGTAACTTGCATTATATTATATAATAACTTTTATAGAATGTGTTTGTAGTCTTGTACATTGTACGAGATGAAATTTTTGATTCTTTAATAG